AAACCATTCGCCACCAGATTTAAGAGATATTGCTGTTACACCCTTACCTAAAACTCTAGTTTCACCACCCTCTGTTTCAGTAATGTCACCGATAGTTGCGGTTTTTCCGTTAACTTGAGCAATATCGCTGTATCTGGCTAGCCATACTTTTTTAATACCTCCAATCGAATTGGAGCAGTCCATCATTATACCTTTGAGGACTATACTAGCACAATCAGCAAATGCCATAATCTTAATAAGTTTAAAAGGTTAATAAATTATTCAGTGTCACCCATTACAACCATATCAGGGAAGGCAACCTGAACACCAGCATTGAATTCAATAGCGAGACGGAATTCTCTGTTATCTTTGCTATACCAGAAATCAAATTTTTCCTCATCATTGACCATATCGCAGCCATAGAAGAAGTTCTTATCTAACTGACCAGCGATAAGTTTGTGAGTACCATTAAGACCATTAGCTTTGCGAACTGCAACGTTAGTTCCCGGAATGTAAACTACATCAACTGGACGAGCAGGATCATAGTGATAAAGATTCTGAGCAACAAGAGCCTGAACATAAGCTCTGAAATCGTCAGCACCGATAAGGATAGAAGCACCTTCAAGAGCTTCCTCAGGGATAGCCATATAAGCATTCATTACAGACTCAGCAACGTCAGCACCAGCAGTGAAGGAAACAACATCAGATTCAGCACCTAAGATCTTGATAAGACCATCGAATTTGTTAAGATTTTCGTCAGCAGAAGACTTGTCACCAGAGAAGATAGCCTTTTCTAGTTTGGCTTTAACGTCCTTGATAACTTCGCTGATAAAATATTCCTCGAAAGGAAGTTCTTTGCCAGTAGCAGCAACTCTTACTTGATACTGAGTTCAATATTTGAGCATTACTTTCTCGCAGTAAGCCATATTGATCTTGATAAGACCAGTCTCAAGAATTCTCTGGGAGAGAGTCTGAGTTCCAGCTTCGTCCCAACCACATTCGGAACCATCACCGAATTCAACATCTGTAGATAAGAGGTTAAGAGCAGCAGAGGTCTTAACATCAGTCTGAAGGTTAAATAATTTTGCAGAATCACCACCAAGAACAGCTTCTGCAATTAAAGGAAGTCTACGTTGTTCAACATACTCAGGTAGACTAGACATAATAGGAGAATTTGCCATAATTTTTAATCATTTTTAAGTTTACGAGCTGCCTTAATTCCCTCTAATGCAGCATCAAATTTCTTGTTTATTTTAGCGGTAGATTCCGCTGTTTCAATCTCTATTTCCGCTGGATTAGCAGCACTCATCTTGCTCATCTTTTCAAGACGTTCGTTTGATTCACCTAAACGACTATCAAGTTCAGCGACTTTTTTAACGAGAGCATCTACGATATCGTAGAGTTCGTTGATTTCTTTGCGAACTTCCTCAATAGCATCTGGAACGGGTTCCTCTTCGCCTGAAGGAGACTCCACTTCTTCAGCAGGAGTCTCTTCTTCAGCAGCGATAGGTTCATCTTCAGCAACCGGTTCTTCAGCAGGTTCCTCAACTGGCTCTTCGGCTTTAGGAGTAATAGATTCGACTTTACCCTCTCTTACAACAATGGTGTTTTCAGCTTCATCAATGTACTCACCATCTGGAGCAACATCGTAATCACCATTTTCGTCTAAGACATAGACTTCAAGACCTTCTTTGATTTCTTCATCGGTAGGCCAGTAAAGGATAGCTTTGTCAGTTTTAAGTTCACTGAAAGATGCAAGGATTTGGGAAAGCTCTAAACGAATTTTAGCAAGCTTACTCATTTACTTGATTTTTCTTAATTTTTTAAGTTGTGATAAAATCTCTTGTAAATCTTTTTCTTCAGAATCTTCTTTTTCGATAGAGAACAAGCCAGCTAAAGAAAATCCATTCAATTCACCAGATTTGATAGCTTTCCAAATCTCTTCATCTCTTACTTTATATGTGGCCATTAAAGAGCCATCTGGAACATCTTCCATATAAGTTGGAACGATTCCTTTAGATGAATCTTTAATGAATAGCTCAACAAGGTTAACCGAACCGATTATTTCTCCGTTGTGCATTAAATCCACTTGATTCTGAGCATTATCTTTAAGAAGCTTTTCAGCCATTAGCTTAATTGTTTCCGGTTTGTATACAATGTAGTACTCAAAACCGTCTTTATCTCTACGATAGATGGGAGTGTTAGCAGTCATTACGACTCCAGAAACAACTCTTTCTTCTTCGTTTTGAATAGCAAATAACTGAACAGCTTTGTCCTCATTGAAACATACGAAGTTTCTTTGAGTGGCTGGAAAATCAACTAAAGAGATAGCAAAAATACCTTCATCTTCACTGTTGATCTCAGCATAAAAAATGGGTAGATTTTTCATAATTTCGCTGTAATATATAACTGTAAGGACTTTTGTAAAATTTTTAGAACGTTGCGTTCATTTCTGTTACTTTGACCTTATTTTGAGTTTTAGAAATATCAGATTCAAGAACGTAACATCTAATAGGTTGATTGATCTCATCAAGCTCTTTATCTCCAACCAGATTCCTTGTGTACTCAATAGGAGCTGTTTCCATAGGTGCTGGAGCAGAAACAGATGCTGTTTGAGATGTACTTGACATAGATTCAGACATAATTGCTCTTACGTTAGCTAAACCAGCGATAACAGCAGCTGCAGATGCAGCAATACCAAGAGCGGGGCCAACATAAGGTATAGATGCCATAGCAGCATAAGCTTCGTTAGCACCCTTTCAAGTATCTGCAATAGCTTGAGTGATAGCGAATGCTTTGTAAGCCTTCATTGCTCTTTCTCTCTGCTGTTCAGATAGCTTATCGTTATTCATTTCTATTCTGAAGATATTAGCTAACGCACCAGCAGAAGTAGAAGCTACTTCAAGAACACCATCTAATGCTTGTTTCTTCTTATCTTGCATATCCAAATAAGCATCAAGATTTGCTTGCTGATTTTCAAGAACTGCATTATCAAGTGCTATCTCATTCTCAGCTATTGTTTGCTTATTTGTGAATAGAGTATCGTCAATATCTCTTAATTGGTCAACAATCTCTCTACGTTTCTCTAAATCATTTAAGTCAGTAGAATCTAACTGTTTTTGAAGAACTTTAGCTTTCTTAGTAATAGTGTCTATTTCGTCTTGTAAGAGTTTATTCTCATTGTTGATTCTATCCTGAGTAAGCTTTAAGAATTCATCATTGTATTTTACTTGATCCTTATACTGTTGTTCAACCTGATCTTTAGTCTGGTAAACACTCATCCAGTTTCTACCAAGACCAAGTGGTAAAGGATTCTGATTATATGTGGTTTGATAGCTTACTTGCTTAGGCTCTCTTAGATTAGTTGTATCGTACAGTCTTCTGTTACGTTCTAATTGCTTTTCAAGTAAGCTATATTCTCTATCAAGTTCAGCTTTCTGCTTTTCAAAGACCTCATCGTTGTATTTGTCAATGATTTCCAGTCTTTGTCTCTCATAAGCAAGTTGAGCAAATTTAAGAGCCTTATTCTTTTCGTCTTCAAGTTCAATCAGCTTCTTGGCATTACCCTGAGCTGCTTGAACACCCTTTAAGAAGTTTTCATTAATGTTCTTAACGTTCTCTTCGTAAGCTTTGCGGTTATCGTCAAGCTCCTTTGTTCTGGCATCCTTGAAGATATCCAAGTAATCCTGAACATAGTTTTTAAGAGCATCTAAGGCTTCTTTATATTCTTTTGCTCAATCAGTAGAAGCACCACCGGAATTAGAAGTAACTGAAGTGAACATTCCAGCATACTCTTGTTCAAGTTCAGCAACAGTTTCAAACATCTGTTTTAGACGATCTTGAACTTTCTTGTCTGCTGCATCAATTTGATCAAGTATCTTTTGCTGTCTCTTATTTGTTGCTGTATTTCAGGCTTCTTCTGCTTGTGCAGCAGTCATACCCATTCCTTTTAAAAGAGTTATATACTCTTCTTTTGAATTTGTTCCTGCAGCCTTATTTTTATTCTTTTCAAATTTCTGCTCTAAATCATATCTCTCGTTAAGATAGTCTTCGTAAATCTTAACTGCAGCATTCTCAACTGCTTGAGCTTTGGCTCTTGCCATTATAGCATTTACATACTTGTCTGTATTGTTGACAAATACGTCTTCTGCCTTCTTTAAATCGTCAATTGAGAGTCCAGTTTCTTTGATTTTATCTGAGTACTTCTCTAAGAACTCTTTTTTCTTTTCTGCAGAATCGCCTAACTTACTATAAGCAAGAGATAGCTCTTTTAAAACAACTATTTGTTTAGATGCAGCTTGATTTGTTCCTTCAGAGATTTCTTTATTTAATTCTCTTACTTCATCAGCAGCTGTTTTTAGATTCTTAATATAATCTCAAAGCTTTAACGCAGCTGTAACAAGTGCGGTAATCAATAAAGTCCATCCAACAGTTGCAAATACAGACTTCATCGCAGTACCAAGCTTCTTAAATCCAGTAGCTGTAGTTTTTGAAGCAGCTTCTACTGCTTTTAGATCAGCTTCTATTTGTTTTATTGCATCACTATCATCACCAAGACCTTCCTCCAGATTCTTTAACCCTTCAATGAGAGCATCGTTTGTTCACCCAAACTTCTTTGCTGTAGCATCGAGAGCATCAACATCTAAAGTAACGTCCTGCAAGAATTTATGCATTTTAGCTGGATCGCCATTTAGTAACTCTGATATAGCACTGTTGAGTTCAGTCATATCCACTTTAGCTTGAGTGGTATGCTTATTATACTCTTCAAATATATCAGATAAACGAGACATTTCAGGAGTTCACTGCTTCATTGTTTGTTTTGCAGCAATGAGTTCCTTATTATATCCTTCTCATTGCTCGTTAAGCGGTACAATTACTTGCTCTTGCTGTTTTAAAGCTTGAGTGTCTGCATCAATATCAACGTTGATGTTGCCAGCAGCAGATGCCGCTACGTTAGCAGCACCTTGTCCTCCAGCTCTGTTAGCTTCATTAATTGCTCTAACCTTTGCTGGATCAATTCCGTTAATGCCTTTTGCAATTCTATCAATCTGTCTTTCAAGAGGATTTAGAGCCTGAATTCAACTCTTAAATCCAGCAACAACTTTGGGGATATCCCTTATAAGTCCAGTAACACCATCTAATCCTTGAATTAATTGAATGGTTCTCTGGACTTTCAGCATTGCTTTCTGAACATCTTCATTTTTATCAGCAAATAAACCAATAGCAGCATTTAAAGCAGAATACGACTTGCCAAGATTCTTTGCGAAACTGGCAAACTTAACCATATCCTGCTGATTAGTCCTTGATAAATCTCTTATTTGCTGTTGTACTTCATTGTAGCTCTTTTGAGTCTGAGTCAACTGTTTTAAGGTTGACTCAAACTCTTTAGAACCCACTTCAGTCTTTTCTAACTCTTGTCTGAGTGATTTAATTTCATCTCGTAGATCCTTAATAGACTTTCCACTATTCTTGGTATCTACTTTAATTATTCTTACTATTTCCTCTGCCATTTCTAGAATGTAGTTACTCCATTAGTGTAATTATTAACATCTTGAACCTTGATAAACTCGCATCTAACAGTAGCATCACTGTTAACATCGTAACTATCAACTTTATTTAGGACTCAGATAGCATTATCAAAGAAATAGAACTCCCTCAAGAAGTCTTGATTCATATTATCCAACTTAACGAAGCAAGTAACTTTCTTGGTATCTATGTTAAACTGATCGTTGTAGAACTTCTTCCAGAAATTAGCATATATAGTAGCATCTTCGGTATAGTTAACGTTACCCATATAAATCTCTTTAGGTAGTCCAAAGTCCAAAGAGTAAGCAACGTTATTCCATTGGTCAATCGTACAGTTAATGTACTTAGGAAGAGCTGTAATCCTTCTAGCTATTCTGTTATCATCTGCATCATACTCACTTTCAGTGTAGATGTAGCAAGGATCACCATCATTTAATTCATCCATCTCTGGAATATTATCAGTAATCCAGAAAGGAACTGTGGATCCATCGGAAGCAACTAAAGGATGAATGCCGTTTCACATCAGTAACGCAGATTCAATTTCAACTAGATTCTTATCATCTGAATCCAGACTAAAGAATGAAGATTTAGCTCAGAAATCAGCTCCTTTACCATTCCACTCAACTGTTCTGGAACTATCAATTAGATTTCTTCCATATAAGTCAATTGACGTTGATTCTGTTCCATTAAACAGTTCGTAGGAAGCATTATCAACTAATCAAGATGGTACTGGATTTCCTTGTGAATCATAGAAATTTCTAAACAATCTATCTGAATCAATTGTTGGAACTATCTGTTGATAAATATTTTCATCATAGAAATTGTCCGAATCATAGTTAAAGTTGTATCCAGTAGATAAACGTTGCTGTCCGTACTGTTGAGTGTACTGTGACTTGTACTTCAAAGCATCTTTAGTCTCTGGAGTATCCAATTGCATCAGATAATACTTCTTATCAAACAAGATTGGTGTAACCGTCATATCTTTTGAGTAATCTATTCGCTTATCTCAGTTGTTCATCACACCATTGAAGAAAGTATTTCTGGTACAAATGTGAATCGTCTTTTCGTATCTATCTTTTATAAAGTACAGACCAAATAACTTAGTGTAATCAAGTAAGAAGTCAGCTGGAGTCTTATCGGTTTTAAGAACAGTCCTCTTTTCAAAGTTCAAGCTGTTTCCATATGATTCGTAATTGGTTAATTTAGCCACACCAGCTGTAATTACGTTTTCACCCCAATAATCAGTCATAGCATTGTTGTTAAAACCCCAACTAGATGAAACGTAATACTTTTCATCGCTTACCAATGCTGGGTTACTTGATGCAATGTTAATTCTAGTAATCAAGAAAATAGAGAATCTTCTTGGAACTTTGCAGTTTGCAATCTTCAAAGTAAATTCATTTTCACTACCGCTATCAGTTTGGAAGTAGTAGTCAGTATTACCAGTGGCAGCTTTCTTTAAACGTCCAGAACGTCTTACAACAGTAGCACCATCAAAAGGTTGTATTGCAGGAGTGTATTGTCCCCAATAATGATCATCTATTTGCTCTACCTGAGACCAACCAGCAGCTTGACCAGTTTCAACATCAATAATAGCTAAGTAATTGGAATAAACTTGGCGATACATAAAGAATCCACTACCACCAATTCTACCAATTGAGAAGAACATCTCATCTGATCCGGGATTCTGTCGAGGTAAGCTGTTTAAATGGCACCACATTCTGTAAGATACTGATAGATTTAATCTCGTTGATTCATTCCAGTCAGTAACAGTAATAACACCATTTTCATCAACAGTGGTGTTTGGAATGTCGGCTATAATTCTACCCAATGCACCATTTCTTGAAGTCGAAGGTGTTATTTGAGCAAATTGATATGATTCTGTGTTGAACTGAGAGATGTTGGTTAATTCCCCAATATCTTCGTCTGTTATGTTCTCGTTAGAAGTAAGTAGAGGAAGTGCTACAAAGGTTTTAGACCAATAAGGATTGTGATCATTGAAGAACGTTTCGTCATAAGTAACGTTATACCCAGAGTTTTCTTCTCTACAAATGGATTCAATTAACTTACTTACTTTAATTGCTGGTCTTTGATAATAGCTTCTAAGGTCTCTTGTTTCCCATTCAGTACAATCTTTTTCCAAGCTGGCTAACCCAAATCCATTAAGAGTTGTGTAAGTTGTGCCATCCTCTTCTTTAGATGTTGGGAACACTTCGGTTGAGATTTCATTGGTATTGATTAAGCACTTTGAAGAATCAAAATCATCATAGATTCCATTATAAGAAGGTATAAAGGTTATAGTATCAAGTAGTTCATTTCCTTCTTGCGTATAATCCTTAGTATATGCTTCGTAAATGAGGTCTTTATTGACTTCAAAGTTCATTTCCTCAGATTCATCAAGTACGTTACCTTGATCGTCCTCAATAAAGTATCTAATATCGGCTAATGACTTTGCAGTTCCGTCTTCTTTATACTTTAAACCGTAGAAGAAATCTCCAATACCACCATATAAAGTGATATTATACGTTACGTTGTTCTCTTGTATAGAGATGTCATTTAATTGCATATAACCAGACTCAACTAAGTCTGCATCTTTGTAAATTTGGAACTCTACTCGTTTGGAAGGATCAAAGTTGATTCCGTTTAGTTCTGGATTGCCAGTTCACTCTTCGTAATGCTGCATTCTGTCCAGCTTGTAGATTTCTCCAAATATCTTATTATTGTTTTTAGTACCGGGAATAGCAATCGTTTTTGAGAAGCTATTCTTAACTAATGTAGGGTTGGAAAAGTCTTCCAACTGATAAGTAATTGGAAGACTTATTCCATCCGTACAATCAACAAGTTTATTTGCAATATAAAGTCTAATATCCTTCATTATTTGCGTAGTTTTTGATTAGATTCTTCAACTGTAATATCGTAGAAGTAAGGTCTCTTACCGTTATTGGTGTAATTCAAGTACTCACAGTTTGAATTGGTTATCACAACTGGAACGATTTCGTCTGTTTCAAGGTTGTGCAAATAAACCATAGTAGATTCAAGTAAGTGATACATCTTCTGTCCATCTACTGTAATTCCAGTCTTCAAAGACCAAGTTGGAGTAATGTTATTTTGGTAATTAATCTTACTGAAGTCAGCTTGATTTCTAGATTTTCTTCTATAGGTTAGATGCTCAATATTATCTGTCTTTTTAGACGTTCCGTTACATAGTAAAGAATCCCATCCACCATAAGCATTTGAATAATAGAGAACATAATCGCCCTTATCGAATCTATAATTCATTCTTGTTCCATCTTCTCCAAGTGCAATCACATCGTTGCAATTCAAAATGTGGTTTCTTAGTCTTGTCATTACTGTCCAACCGTCATTCTCTTTAAAAGCAGCATACGATCTGCCACCAACAGTTATCATCTCATAATTGGTTGATAAGAAGCTGACTGGCAACCATTGTCTTGGATCAACTCTATTATCAATAGGATCAGATAGCCAGTAATCAGTATCCTCATATGCTCAAGAGTTATAAAAGGTCTCAACGTACTTGTTACCTATATTGTCTTCCATATAGAAGTCCTTTGAGTAGTCTGGAATTTGTTGTATTCCTTCTACAAAAGAAAGTCCGTTTCCAAGATAGTTAGATACTGCATCATTGATAGACCAAGCAACCTCAGAAGCATCTGGATACTTATACGCTTTTCCAGCATAGATTATGTCCGAACCAAGTTTGATATGATACTCAACAAAATCATTAACATCAGCAGTAGTTGAAAATTCTTTCCAAATAGGATTTACTTCTGGTTCAACACCCTCTTGCTGAATGATTCTTGGTTCAAGAGTCTTTAGACTTACATCTTGAGTGTAAATAACCCTAACCTCTCTCTCTTCAGAATGAGTATTCAAAGGAACAACCACTCTCTTTCCATCTGCATACGGTCTAGTACCTCATCTGCCACTTAGAATGAACCCGGTAATACTATAATCAACTTGATCGTATCCCTTAATGGAATTAATCGTATAAGACACTGTATTTTGAGATGCTTCAACAACTTTAACTGCTTGAGAAGCTGGCTGCAGCATAAAAATGTATGGCCCACTTGAAAGATTCGGTTCTTGATTCATTACTGCACTAGAAGTTATGTTAGAACCACCTGTTGTTATTCCATTAATGGTCATATAAAGGTGTTTGTATTCATCAGTGTCATTTACACTGAAGGTCGCACTTATAGTGCCGGTGCTAGAAGTACTTCTTTCAAAAGTACAGCTAGAAGGGACTAATGAACCTCCATATTCAAAAGTTGTAGACTCAATTCCAACTAACTCAACATCTGCTGAGTGGTTCGTTATACTATATGTTTTGCTTGAACTGGTCGGAGTTATCTTAAGCATATAATTGCTTCCAAGCTGAGTTAAATCAATTGTAGAAAGCTTTGTTTGCCCGTCTTCACCAACACCAGAGATGAATATTTTTCCAGTAATTGGATCGCTAGAACGATTTGACTCATATCTGATTAATGCAAACTTATCGTTTCTATTAAGAATTATATGAGTAATTAAAATATCGCCCGATGTGGCCACTATAATAGAATCTGGATCAACTTCCTCTAAACTATACTCAATTGCAAGAGCTCCTGCATTAGATGGTATTGTATAATCAGAATCGACCAAGATTCCTCCGCCAAGTCCTGCTTTAATTAATCTTGCTGTAGCAGATACTGTTGCTCCAAGCTCATCTACACCAGTAACAGTAATGATAGTCATTTGCTGGAACTGGTCAAGGTTATCCGCTGTAGAAACATACAACGTTGATCCTTCATAGCTATAATCAACTACATTAACCGCACCAGTAAAGTCAAACTCTAATGAACTAACCTTATAAGTAGTTATAGAATAGGTTGTATTTGCAGTATCTGAACGTAAAGTTCTACTTGCTGGACTGATATTTATATAAGGATCAATTCCGTACTGAGTAATTACTGCCGTTGCAGACTTAGTATTACCGTTGTTATCAGTTCCACTAACTACCACATTAATCGTTCTATCGGTAGAAGAGGTATTCTGAAGAACATTGACAGTTAACTTGGTTTTATCTGAGTTAAATGTACCGGTAGATGCAGTTACTGTGTTGTCTTGCATATTGCCCAATGCTACATCAAACTCTACCACTTCTCCAGCCTTTCTAACAGTTAACGTTGATGGATCTATTGTTATAATTCCCTCAAGTCCAAACTTTGTAATAGTGAACGTTGTTGTTCTGGTTTCTCCTGCATATTGACCTTCGGTTACAGTGGCAATAACAGTTGCTGTACTTGTTAATACGTCATTAGTAAGGTTATCAGCCGTTACAATGTTAATGTTGAAACCTCCAGAAGTTGAAGATATTGAATGTTCTGTTACATTAACATTTCCACTAAACCAAACGACCATCGGAGTTCCGATACCGTTTGTAGAAACAAAAGCAGTAGCATTTGCTTGAGTAGAAAGTATGCTAATGTTGTTTACTGACATTGTTGGATCAACACCAGTCTGCAGTAAAACAGCATCCGCAGATATTGAACTACTATAGATATCGGTAACGGTGGCTGTTATTGTATTGTTTTTAGTAGCAACTGCTGTATTTTCTCTGTATGTAACAGTGACTGTATTTCCGTTTACCGTAGCGTTTGTAATAGAGTCTCCAGTATAACTGATTCTTAGAGTATTAAGATCTACAGAGTCTGATTCTATTGTGTAAGTTGTAGATCCAGCATTCTTATTAACGGTTTTGGATGAAGGAGTTAACTGAATGAACGAATCATATGGCTTCTGAACAACACTTATTGTCTTAGTTATGGTGTTCCCTTTATAATCAGTACCAGTCAACGTAATACTACCAGTTAAATCACTTTCTGTTGTATTAGTATTAAGAGATACTGTAAGGGTAGTGCCACTAAGTTCAATGTTAGACGGACTAAAGGTGCCATTGTAAGCCACAGTTAATGCATTTGTAATTCCGTCGGCGTTAACGACAACAAACTTTGAGTAGGCTGATCTTGGGAACGTTAAAGTATCCGTATTAGTTTCAATTGTTCCGTCTGGGCCATACTTGGTTAATGTAGCAGATCCAGAGACTGTTCCAGAGAATCCAGTACCACTAACTGTAATTGTTGCGGTTTTAGCTGTCTTAGCAGCAAAGTCTGCTGTAGTAATAGTTAACAATGAGCCAACTAGAGATCTGTCTGTAATGAAAGAGGTGTCTCCAGAGACGTTTACCTGCAAATTGTTTACGTTTACTGCAGTAACAGTGTATGTGGTTGTATTCTCGCCATAATCAAGTACTCTAGAAGATGGTACTAGAGTTACCGACTCCTTTCCATACTTTGTAATATTAAAAGTAGTCGTTCTAGTTTCCCCTTCATATTGTCCCTCTGTTACTGTACCAGTAATAGTAGCAACACAAGTAAGATTGGAGTTTGTATCGTTATCATAAGTAACAATGGTTAAATTCTGGCCACCAGTAGCAGGAACAAAATAAGAAGTATTAATGTTTGCATTGCCCACAAACGATACCGATAAGTTATCAACACCTTTTGTAGTAACAAAATTCGTTGCAGAAGGTTGATTCCATCTAATGGCCAAATCGTATGCCGTTAATACTGGATCAATACCGGTTTGAGTGATCGTAGCTTGTCCAGTAATTCTATCACCCAACTCGTCACTATAAACCGAGATTGTTGCTGTTCTATTGGCTACTATATCACTAGCATTATAAACAACAATTAATTGAGTCTTATCTGAATTAAATTCAGCAGAAGAAATCATTCTATCTGCAGCAGAATACGTTCTCTGCAATGAAGAATAACTGACACCGTCTGCTACAATATCGTAAACTATTGAACCAGCGTCTTTGTTAACAGTACTTGTAGCAGGAGTAATGGTAATTGTTGCTGGCTTACCTTCTTGTGTTACATTAAGGTATCTCCAAATAGTTGATCCACTAGAATACAAAGGTATTGATTTGAACGTAATACTAAACTGTCTTGCGTTTGGAGAAGTATTCACAGGAGGTGTTATTCTCACAGTATTTGTCCTAGTTGTTCCAGTACCTCATTCATTTAATCAGGTGTAAGTAAAACTTCCTAAAGCTACAGTAAAAATAAGACTTGGTATTTGAGCTGGCCCAACTAAAGTAACGTCTACGTCAATATACCCATTATATTCAATAGTTGCCGTTGTAGGACTTATGCTCATCTCTGCATCTAGAGCGTACTGTATTAACGTCCTAGTTTCAGTAATTGTGTTTCCTTTATAATCAACACCCGATAATGTTCAAACACATTGTCTGTTAGCATCTCAAGTAGTTGGCGTTCCACTATAAGCCGAATATACTATTGCAGACTGATTATTAAAAGGATCCGTTCCAATTGTTGCCCAAGATTGATCAACACTTGTTGTTATTGTATTATTGGATATACCGAACGAAGACACTACATAATCAGCATAACCAGCAGCTTTAGACTTTCTTCATCCGATATCATCGGGCCCATTAATTGTGAAGTAGCCATCCAAACCCCAAATACGTAAAGTTGCAGTATCTGTTATTTCAGCACCGCTAAGATCATAACCACTAACAGTAACATAAACAATTTCTTCCGCAGGAATAGTAATTGTTCCTAAGTTTAGAGTGAGTGTATTTCCTTGTAAGTTATAGCTATGAACGTTAGTGCTATCACCACTAAAGCTAATATTTCCTATAGTTGCATATTGTGAATCAATGGTAAACGTAGCAGTAGTAGATTCTGTAGTGTCAACAACTTGCTGATTTGGAGTGATAGTTAATGAGCTATCTTCTGTTACTTGAGTTACATTGCAAGTTGCCGTAATGGTATTCCCATTAAAATCCAAACCAGATACGCTAACACTTCCAGTAAGATCTGAAGAGCCTTGGTTAGTATTATAAGCTATAGTTAACTGTGTCTTATCATCATTTCACCTCAATCCAGTAAATGCAATATTACCAGAGTATGAAGCATTTAGGGTTGTACTGTATATTCCTTCAATACCAACTCCTATTACGAACGTTGAACCAGTTTTTGGAATCGTTCTGGTTGCCGGATCAAGTGTTATCAACCCATCTAAACCTAGTTGATCGAGAGTGGCGGTAGCTGATATAGTTGCTCCGTAAAAATTAGTTGCACTGACCGTTATCGTACTACGTTTAAGTCATCTTGTGTTATTAGCCGACGTTCTTAACGTTAATGTGTGTCCCCCAGCAGTGGGTGTCAGTACATAATTACTAATTCCAACATTTCCAGAATAAGACACTTGTAAATTAGATACGTTTACATCACTAATATCAAACGTCACACTCGTCTGTGCTTGATAAATCGTCTGTTGGGGGTTAGTAAAACGAAGATATGTTAAAACCTTTTGAGTTATTGTTGTGCTGTCTGCGACAGTGAGTCCCTGATAATCCTTTCCAGAAACAGTTATCGTTTCTGATCTATCAATCAAAGAAGAGTTCTCTCCATACGTTACAGTAATTGTTGAGCCATCATAAGCAAAGTTGGTAATGTTCATATCACCACTGTGAGTGACGGTTAATGGTAAAGTCATATAACTGTCACCAGAATAACTAAAAGTTGCTACTCCAGGTTCACCACCAACCGTCATAGTATCTGGAGATAGACTGATATAACCAGGCCTTCCTGCCTTAGCTACAGTATTTATAGACGCTTCTCCTAATATATAATTTTCCCAAGGGTTTCTGCCAAACTCTGTTTCAAGGCTTGTAAAACGAAGATCTACGTAGTCAGACCGAGTGTATGTATTATTACGATTTGTTCTTATTACAACTGTGTAGTGGTCGTTATCTTGCTTAGTAAAGGTGTTGCTTACATAATACGTATCAAGAAAAGTGTTATGAGTGAAAATACTATGTGGTACAATTCCGCCAATGTCTGTAATTCCTTCACATATTAAATGGAAAGTTGCTTCGTCTGTATTATTGCCAATTAAATATGGATTAGAAGGAGATTCACACCGAGGACTTCAAGTAACTAATGTATTATATGGTCTTTGAGTTACTGTGTAAGACGTTGTTAGTGGATCTCCATTGGTATCAACCGCACTAAGAGTAATAACACCAGTAAGAGTGTTTCCAGTATTATTATCTGTTGGACTAAAGATTAGGTAATCGCCATTGTTGTAAGTATATCAACTGAATGTTCCGCTAACATCACCAGTAATACTAGGAGTTATGCTTCCGTCTATATTAGATGAATAAACCCTAACGTCTCTGTGTCTAAACGGTAGAGTTGGATCCGCATTTGGTGTTGCAGGAACAACTATCGCATTTATATCGGTATAAAGTGTACCTGCAGCATTTGCAGTTAAATTTCCTTGAGTATCTAGTTGCATATTAAATTTGTCTTAATTCGTTATCTAATTTATTTTCAAGAGATTTGGTTATACCTTCTTCTAAAGGAGTTAAATCAATCTCATCTAGTGTGTTGTTGAGATAGTATCTAGGTTCTATCCCTTTTTCTGCAATCTTTCTAGAAATCAGGAAGGTTAGTTGATCCAAAGTAGGCATCTTTCCGTTATACATTGTTGGTGTAATAGGTTTGATTTGGATTCACTTCTTTATGGCATCTATGTTAGGGAAAGAACCCGGTAATCTACCATATTCAAGATATTTTCAGTAGTCTTGAATGTTTAAGATCACTTCATAGATGCCATCTTCAGCATAAACTGTAGTAGATAGTGAGTTGCCGAGCAAACCAGATGCGTTTGAACCGCCTTCATAAAGTTTCCGTCTATAAGAGTCAATTATTTGATTTCCATATAACTGTAATATATGTAATAGAATATCGTCTTGTTCCATTAGTGCTTACGTTTTCACTGTTCTATTTGTCTCTTTTCTTCGTTGGATTTATCAATTAAGAAGCATATAACATTCAAGAATACCATTGCTTTTACCTTATATGTTTCAAATCAACTGATTCCAAGCTCTTTGCTTACTGAACTTACTCAGCTAATCCATTCTCATTTAGCTCCAAAAGAGTTAGGTGAATCTTCACCATTTGATCCATCAGTTCTTGTTTCTTCTGTGGATCCTTCTCCTTTCTGTACTCCTTCTTGAGAATCTTTTTGGAAGAGTTGAGGGTATCCTTCATTAAGTCCAGTAATAGCCGTTGAAAAAAAAACAATACGTCAGAATAAGCATCTAAAGTAAGGTTTTCTCAAAGTAAATCGGAATTATCAACTTCCCCATATTCCTTACCGTCCTCAATAAACAAAACATTTAAAAGAAGTTTGTGGTCATTCCGTTTAATCAACTCTTGGAAGTCAATATATTGAGCAGTAGTTATTTTTGAAACGTCCAGAACTGGTTTAAACACCTTGTCTTTTATTTGGTATTCCTTTTTTGGCAGTTTTGGCTCATATGGCTCTTGAAGGAACTTTAGTTCATCTAAATACCAACTAAATCTAATTACTGGAATGTCTGCAGAATCAATACCTCAGATACAATCAATTAGTCTAGCATTTAATTCAAGTGCATCACCAACATCTTCTCGTAAGATTTCCAGTATTTCGTAATACTTGTTAACTGTAATTTCCTCTCATTTCATTATACAACACTGATATTATAGTTTCCTAGTGTTCCTTTATATGCCTTTCAAGCAAGCATTAACGCAATTACCTGATCATCATTACCAACTGATGCGTTATAAGTTACCACATTGGTTCTGAGATTTACGTCTGCTTGATATTTTCTCAGCTCATCAAGCATATAATCATCACTAAGAATGGTTATTTGTTTATTCTCCAAAGCCAATTGAAGATTAGTTACTAAGTCCTTTTTAGATGCATTAGTAGTTGTTCAATTGGTTATTGGGCATTTAATCTTCTTTTTAAGCATATCTATATAGACAGCACCGATTGAATTCTTTTCAGCAAGGATTTTCACAGTGTTATAGCTATTAATGATGTTAGCTAACCACTCTACTTGCTGAGTTGGTGGCATATCTTTAACCCTTTTAATGAAGACTTGCTGTCCATTCTCGTTAATTCCGCATATAGCGGTGTAGTCGGAACCTGAACCTGAAGCAAAGTCAATTCCAATGTAAACTTTAGATTTACTGGAGGGTTCACCAATACAATTCTCTAAGTTATTGAATAACAGACCGTTCTCAGTAATGAACTGTCCAAGATATTCACTCTTGAATTTGTTTGGAGATAGCTTTTGTCTATATTCTTCTAATCTAGTCGCAGATAAGAACTCTGAAGTGTCATAATTGTTCCAATTCAAGACTAATTTGTTTTCTCCCCTACTCATATATTCCTCATAGAAATAACCTGATGTAAACAACGGTGTTGAAATTATCATCAGGTTAGCATTATTAGCATCTATAGTAGGTAAGATAGTCTCAATGATCTCATCTGGTATAAAGGCAGCTTCATCTATAATCAAGATTCCAGTAATAGTATCACCTCTAAGATTCTCTCCTTGTGCAGCTGATTTGAATAGTATTTCAGCTCCATTCTTAAATTCTATCGTTAGAGTTGATGCATTACAAGAAGCAAGTAAACCAGACCTTGAAAGAGCTTTCGTTATCTGTTTGAACACTCTTCTACATTGGTTCAAAGAAGGCTCTAGAATAGCATTTATTTTGCCCATAGAGCAATAATTCAATAAGACTGCTGTTCCAAGAAAGTTTTTACCAACTTGTCTCTTAGATTTGATTACTAGAGTCTTTCCTTGATTTGGAGAATCTGCAATGTAGTTATATGCTTCTTGCTGCCATATCTTTAATTTCGGATATCTGACTTTCATTAGTTAAATTCAACTACAAATTCACCAGTAGATACTTCTACGTCTTGCTTTTGAACATTTAAACCAAATAAGTCAGATTCTTGTTTTAGAACAGCCGTAGCAGTCTTTAAATCTCCTTTCTCAATAGCTTTATTTCAAAGAATCTCATATCTATCTGCAATAACTGCTTTGATTTCGGTTGTAAAAGGCTCTTGGTTCTTTTTAAGTTCATTAAGAGCTTTTACAAAGTCAGCATTTAAGGTAGATTGAGAGATTCCAAACTCTTTAATTATTTGATCCTGAATCTGCTGTCTGTTCTTTCCCTCCGCTAGAAGTTCCATTATCTTGTTCACTCTCAGTTGAGCATCTAGCGGAGTTCCCTTCGATTGTTTGTTTGTACTCATAATAAGGTGTGTAAAGTTTTCTTAATAGTGTTAAAACACAGCTTCCACAGTTTTCATTCATCTGGTATCATTGTCCAATTAATCTAGAGTAGATTTCTCTCATTCTATGAACAACTCCACTAGGCATTGACTTAGCATATGAGGAAATGTGAGCTGAGTTTATCCGATTCTCATAAAATTCTAAAAACTTGAATTCTTCTGTTGTTAATCTTTCCATAAAATATAAAAGTTATTTAAGTAGTTTTTGTAATTTATCTGTAAGTCAAATACAAGTGTCTTTGACTAATATCAACACATCTGCTATTACTGGTGTCATAAATGCCAATAAAGCAACATATAAAAGCATAAACCAACTAAATGTATGGGTTACAAGTAAGTAGATAAGTCCAACTCAAAAGGTTGAACATAGCGAACAGCTAAAAGGTTTAGGTATTCTTCATCCATTATAAGGAACTTTCTTATACATCTTCTTTCAAAGCCATTCACTTAGACTATCTACAACGCCAGATAGGTCGATTCCGAAAACCAGAACGACAGCAATAAAAAAGATATTTAACATAATTTGTTTCGTATTTCGTTAATGTAGTTATTAACAGTTGAATGGGAAACACCTAGTAATGAACCAACTTTGCGTAAGGATCCAAATTCCGCATAGAGAATCATTACAAGTCTTTCAGGTAACGTTAACTCCTTTCATTCATCTGCTATATTCAACAACCTATCATCTAAATCTGTAAACAACGAAAAATCTAAATCGTACTCTTCTAGAAGTTCGTTGATATTAATCTTCTGGGAGTTCTGAATGGTGTTCGTAATATTTTTCATACATTGCGTAGTATCTTGATGTTTTAGAGAATCAGTAGTTCTTAATAAATCTAACTATTCAATACTTCAACTCACCGGAAGTGTTTAATTCATTTAATTTAGCATTATCATATAAAAGGAAATCAACGAAGATCATCTGCTGACAATCCTCGTTGACTCCAAACTTAACAAACAACTCTTTAAAGTAAGGAAGTCATTTAATCAGTATTTCATTATTCGTACTCATATCTTGTAAACTTGGTTAAATCCAATTCAACTTTATTTGCTCATTCCCAATTACCACCAAAGTCTGTTGTATGTCTAGCATACATTGGGGTAGTCTTCAAGTAAGCCTTAGCTACATTCTTGCAAACAAATCAGCAATCATCAAACATCACAACTAAGCAAGCTTTGTTCTTTAGAAGCTCTTTGAACTTGTCTTCATTAACGATTGTTGTTGGGTATTTACTGCTGTTAAATCTTCTACGTTTTACCTCAACATCTTTTGTAGTTCCATTCCATTCAAATCACATATCCGTTCTATGGAACTCATCTTTATAAGTGTTCAGTTTGATTCCTCATCGCTGGAGGAATATGTCTGTTAGTTGGTTAAGAGATTGGCTGTCTGTTTTCATCTTTCTTCGTAATAACAAGGGTTTCGTTTTCAACATCTATTATGTAATCTATATGGTAGTTCTCATCCATAAGGAATAGCAAACTACCGTCAGAAGTGACTTTGTAGTTCATATCAGTAGTATTTAAGGGTTAAACTTATATAGCCAGAATTGGCTCTATTTATCTCATTACAAAGGTAAGAAACATTTTTGTTATATGCAAATTTTTTTAACAAATATTTGAACTTTTTTCAACTTTTTTTATCTTTGCGGAAGCAAGCAGAAATGCACTATTTGCGACTGGAGTTGTTTGACTCTCTGGAAGTGATTGACACATAGCGGATCTGGTCGCGAGTTCGAGCCTCGTCCGCACCGCAGAAACCACTTCTAGAGCATTCTGGAGGTGGTTTCTTGTTTTATATACCTCCTAAAACAGCTCTAATTTGCGACCATTTGAAAAAGTGGTTGACAATCAGTCGCAAAAGTATATTTAACTAAAAGAAAATGAATTAGTTATTAACCTTTAAAAGCGATTGATTATGCTGTATTTTATCAAAACCGAAGACTGATACAAAGTCGGATTCACAACGAGTATCAAATCTCGTATGGAATCTTATGCTACCCACAACCCATCTGCTGTACTTCTAGGTGTTAAAGAAGGCACTGTAGATGATGAGTCTGATTACCACAACCGTTTTAGTGGATTTGAACAGAAGCTGGAATGATTTAAACTTTCAGATGAAATGGTAGAAACCGTATCAAAAGAATTTCAACCCTACATTGAGAACAAACCCAAGCCAGAATGGTTCTTTGATGGCAAAGAATACAAACTCTGGTGTAGAAAGTCCAAACGAAGACAAGATATGAAGTCTCCAGTAGAGATTTCCTATTACGAAGGTGATAAACGAGTTGTTAAATCCCTCGGCTTCAGCTGGGACTACAGAACCTTTAAAGAAGATTCCAAGAAGGAACCACTCAAGTTATTTTTAGAAGAAGAGATTAAGAAGCACATAAACTAATGCGTACTACTTTCAACATCGGCTTTGTTTGCAGACAGAGCAAAGTCACCAAAGCTGGAAAAGCTCCAGTAGAAATGTCCATCATCATTAATGGCAAGAGAACTTATCTTACTCTGCCTATGAAGGAGGATCCTAAGTCCTTCCAGAAGCTTGTAGCATCTAAGAAGATGAATCCTATGAAGGAGTATCTGGAGCAAATCTATCAGAAGGTTGTTGTTGCTCAAACGGAATTAGTCAAGAACGATATTCCAGTAACAGCAATCAGTTTGAAGGACTATATCCAGAATGGCTGTACTAACAGCTATACTATAGATGATCTCTTTACTGAATATCTCAAGATTCTCAAGAAGAGAGTTGGAGTTAACTTAACTGCTGCTGTCTATAGGAAGTATGAGATAGTCAGAGATCTGTTCTATGGAAGTATCTCAAGTACCAAGCAAGTAAATGAGATTACAAACGGAGTTATAGCCAATTTCTATGCTGAACTGAATCGGAAGTATGAGTCTACCACATCAGCTGCTATGATGGTCAAGTTGAAGACTATCATAACCTATGCTCTGGATAATGGTAAGCTCAAGATCAATCCATTTAACAGCATTAAGATTTCCAAGAGAACTAAGGAAGTGGAGTATCTTACTTTAGATGAAATACAAGCCATTAAAAGCAAGTCCTTTAATGGAAGGTTGGAGAAGGTGAGGGATTTATTCCTTTTCCAATGCTTCACCGGACTTGCTTATGCTGATATGGCTCAATTAACCAAAGAAGATTTCCAATTCAATGGAGAACAAATCTTCATCAAGAAGTGCAGGGTAAAGACTGGAATATCTTATTTAACTGTCTTAATTGATGAAGCTGTTGAGATCATCAAGAAGTATGACTTTGAATTACCAGTTCTCTCTAATCAGAAGTACAACTCATACCTCAAGGAAATAGCCGATTTGTGCGGTATAACGAAGCCAATGCACACTCATATAGGTAGGCATACATTTGCTACTTATATGCTCAACAAAGGAGTTTCTATTGAGGTTGTAGCGAAGATGCTTGGACATTCTAACATCAAGCAAACACAGCACTACTCCAAACTAGTAGACAAGACAGTATTTAAGGCTGTTCAAAATATTTAGAAGAAAGAGGACAATGTTCCTCTTTTTTTTGTATATTTGCAGTCCAACTTTTGAGTTCTTTGAAAAGCGTAACAATGTCAGGAGTATGGTAAACAGCCCAGCCCAAAAACCAGAGAAATAAGTCAAGTTGACTTATCTGGAGAAATCCAGTATGTTTAATTTAATTTATTTCTTGTTATGAGCAAATTTATGCTAACTCAAAGGTGGAACACCACCAAAGGCTGGACAGTTGCTGAACGCATTCTGCTCCCCAAATCGTTTAATTACACTGCGGATGCCGAATCGGCAGACGGCATCTTTGCGAAGATCCTCTGTTCATTCCAGTTGATTGCAGACCGTCAAAAGAATGCATCAATGCTAACGGATGGCAAGACCTATGCTAAGATGGGCAGGAACGGCAATCTGGATGAGATCGTTGTGAAGTTGTACCCTATTAACTTCTAAGAGCTATGAGGTACATTCTATACGATCCTAACTTCACTAAGAAGAATCCATTCTTCCGCATTGGAAATGAAGGTGTGGGCAAGAAAGAGCTTTTACTTGGCTTTATTGATGCAGAAATGCCTGAAAACCTTAAAGTAACTCGTTTCGGTGATCTCGTTATCACTGATCTTGATACCTTCAGACAGTACGCAAGTGCTGCTCAAAGGAAAGAGGTTGAAGAAACTCTGCAGCTGCTAGACGAAGTTGGATAGGGAGCCGAAAGGCTCCCTTTTTTCGTTTAATCCATTTTGCACTTGAACCTATCTTTTAAATGGCTGATTCTCAAGGTTGTACCATTTAAAAGAGATAATCGGTCGCATATAAGGAAATCTTATTTAAAAGGAAGAGGTTTTCCCTCTATTACATACTTCCGATAAGTGTTGTCCAGTAAGCCTTGAGCTGATGAAAGGATTCCAGCTTTAAGCTTCTTTAAGAACCATTTCTGTAGTTGTTCAGGAAGTTGCTTGAACATATCTTCATCGTACTCCATTAAATCCTCATAAGGAGTAAATCACACCGGATCTCTGTCTTTAAAGGCTTGTAATACGTTAAATTCAAATTCAAATATATCGGTATCCAAGATGTACCGTTCTTTCTCTAATCCCTCAAAAATGATGTGGGAGGTCTTCTTCACATCTACTTTAATTGCACCTCTTGAATTGACTTTAGAGCCAGTTATTTTGAGAAATGCATCTAAATCAACTCCGAAGTCTGAGAGTTCTTTATAACCAGTGTATTCTCTGCCATCTGCTGATAACTTGGTTAGGAAGATTAGTAACGGTCATTGCTCATCACTAATTTCCAAAGGAATATCTACTATTACTTGCTTCATTTACTTGTTTGTATGTTTGAATGTCTAAGGTTCCAGAAATAATCATATTGAAGATGCTGTTAGCTTTCTTATGAGTGTAGATCTTCTTGTTGAGGAACCAATTAATCTGCTTTGCTAATTTGGATTCTTTGTCTGCTTTAACTGAAAGTTCTTTCGCTTCCTTCATTTTCTTTTCATCTAAGTAGATAACTTCATTTAACTTGATGAAATAGTCCATTAAAGAGTTAGCATTTAAAAGAGTAAGATTCTTGTTAAGAGTCGGTCTGGAAACATTTAACAAGTTAGCAGTTTCGCTTTTAGTATATCCAACTGAAATGGAATCATCAAATGCAAGACTTCTATATCTGAGTGCAAATCCTTTTGTTCTCGGAGTAGCATCATTTGCAAGAAATCCAATTTCAACTGGAAATCAAGTCTTGTAATGTAAGGTGAAATTCATTTTAACATCAATGTATCCATCTTTATATGCATTGTTAAATGTCAGTTTTCTGGAGATCAATCCAGCTTTCTCAATGGAACTCAGAATTTCAGAAATATAATCTACGTTCTTAACTTTTAAAGACTCAGCTAAATATCTTCTGTTTATTTGCTTCTTCTTGAAGATACTATAAACGATTACCATATAAACGAATGCTGCTGAATCATTCAACTCTTGTACTCTTTTGTCAATTTTTAAAAACGGCTTCATAGATTTTTGACTTTTAATTGGAGTGAGACGTTAGTCGAACTCCCTTAGTATATCTCTTCATTAAATAGTATTTCTTTACTCATTATGTCGGAGGCTATTTTTACACCTTGCTTGGATTAGTTTTACAAGGTGTTTAAAAAACTGCTAACCAATAAGTTAGCAGTTTTTGAAGCCATTTTTAAAGAAATCTATTTTCTTAATCTTCTTTCTAATAGGAATTAATATGTCAAATGTTTAAATAAGTCTTTGAAAAGGGACTGTACTTCACAGCAGAGTCCCTAAGAATGTATATATGTTTAACTTTAAATATTTAGATGTTTTAGTACAACTTCCGAGGCTGAATCTAAAACACTGAATTATCATTTAAAAGGGACTGAACTATCACAGCTGAGTCCCTTGTTGGACTAATAATATATGAGAATTTCTTTATTTTTCTTAATACAAAGATACATCTTTTTTTGTAAAAAACAAAATTTTTATCAAAAAAATTTAACTTTTTTTTGAAATACGATAAAACTGCAGATATGCTATAATAAAAGGCAGTCTTAATCGGCTGCCTTTTCTTTTGGAAATCTAAATCCTTTGTAATGAGGATTTGCTTTATGGATAGCCTTATGGCAAATAACACATAAACAGATAAGATCGTCTAAATGCTCCTTCTCATTATATAGATGCTCATATGTTTTATGATGTACTGTTAATGGGATTCCATCATCTATTCCTCTTCCACAACATTGGCATCTTCACTTATCTCGTTCTAACACTAACATCTTTATCTGTTTAAATGTTTTGCCTCTAAGGTATTTTTGATATCGTAAATAAGTCTTACTCTTAATCTTTCTTTTAGACGGCTGTTTTAACAGCTTACAAGCTTTTCCATCTCTACACATACATTTCTTTAACTTGGCATCTCTGACCTTTATCGTCCCTAATGCTGAAATGCACTCAGGAACCAGTCTTTGAATGCTCTACAATTAACTGCCCAAATTTAGTTTTACTTCCAATTAAATAACCTCAAATCCAATTAAATAGTTCTTTTGGACTCATACCATCTACTGCAATATCTGCTGCTCAACATCTCGTATGACTAGAATTTGGAACACCTCCTACTAATTTGTTTAACTTTTCGCATCTATATCCACTAGTAATCTTAATTGGCTTTCCTAATGCATCTCTAAATGTTTGCAGTGCATTTAATAGGTCTTGAGCATTTTGTAAGTATTGTGGTGGGATTGAGTTATCTATTCCGTTCTTGGAAGCTTTAACCGATCTTTCTAGTTCGTATTGGCTAAAATTCACTGTCCCCACTCTCATCGTTATTGGCATCTTTTGTTATATCACCGACAGTAATGGTGGTGTTGTTATGTTGTACTTGGGCATCTACTCCTTTGTCTATTGCTTTGATAACTGTTCCTAGAGCAGCAAAAGCAAAGATTTCTCCGGTTGCAGCTAGAACACTTCCATCAATTAATCCCATAGGTGGGACAAAGAAGGAAGTGATTATTAAGCCAATTGCAACTAAAGAAAAGAAAAGAAACCAGCCGTTATGAAGAACACAGTCCTTAACGGCTCTTTTAGCTGGATTATCTTTCGTATTCCTCATAGTCGCAAGCAAGTACAGATGGTAAAATAAACTCTATAGTTAGATAAACTCCAGCGGTCATATCCTTAAACTTCTGATAGAATAAAGTGAATCTACCGGGATAGTTTATTTGTAGCTCTGGATATCTATCACTAAATCTGTTCACAATGTTCTGCAACTTGATCATACCTCTAGAATGTATGATTAGTTGGTTATTGTCTGATTCATCTCATCTTGAAATGTAATACAGATTTAAAGAGTATCTGACTGTATCCTCATTCCAAGTGTGCTGATTAGGTGTGATATAGAAAACATCGTAATCTATATCTGGAATTGAATTCAAGTTGTAGATATCTTTGGAACCAGCGAAATTAATGTTTGGTTCCTCTAAAGCACTCTTTTTCAGTTCCTCTATAACGTCCCAATAAGTTAGCATTTGTCGCAACAATCTTTACTAACAATCTTTCCTCTTTCCCCACCAAGCCAGATACCGCAATTGTGAGAAGAGTAGAGATTAACCTCGCAACAATCATCTAATTCAGGAAACAGAGCTTTGTTATTACAAAGGTAGTTCTGAAGTCTCTTTTTGTAGACATTGGCTTTATCCATATAGAACTCTCTTATTAGGTTTACTTGCCCATTGTCCACAGAATAATCTTTTTCATCATCTGATCTCATCAATCCAAAATTAGACATCTTATAAGTTGTTGGAATGATGATTTCTGAAAGAACCTGATAAAGTAAGAATGGCTGGATATACACATCTAAAAGGTCTTTGTAATCCCCATTCTCTATTGCATCTATCTCTCTGTCAAAAATCTTCTGTTGTAAGGTTTCTAACAGACACTTACCGATAACACTTCTAAGTTCAATATCTTGAGCTAGTTTAATTGCCGTTAACAGATATTTGCCACTTACGTTATCATCAAGCATAGACTCACTCTTGATGTAGTCTTCGCTTATAAATAAAACATCTCTATATGTATTTGCCATTATATAATCAAAACTGTTACAAGTGCTATTCCCAATCCAGCAGAAGTTGCTTGCCAGAACATCTTCTTTCTATTTTCTTTTATAAGATCTTTGTTTAGTTGTTCATTCCTTTTGTCCCTTGCTTCCAACATACTCTTTAAATGATCTTGTATCTCATTATCGTTCTGGATTACTAAGTTCTGCTTGAGAATCACAGAATCCTTGATAGATACAAGCATATCCAAATTCCGAATAATGGTGTCATTCTGGGCATTTAAGAGCATCAAATTTTTTATAGTGTCATTCTCCACCTCAACATATTTGATGCTCTCTATGACCTTCGTTTCTATCTTGGATTTGATTTTCTTGGCTTTTTCAACTTGGATTTCCAGACTATCCACCTTCGTTTCAAAGGAATCAATATCAATTAAAAGCAACTCATTTTCTTGATTTATCTGGTCTACCTTCGTAAGTAGTTCGGCATTTTCAATCTTTGCAATCTTGAGTTCTTCTTTTAATTGCTTAGTGTCTGAGCAACCTTTCCATAATAGAACTCCAAGCAAGAAACATATGATGTATGGAATGAGTTTAGTTCACTGAATTTTCAACATTACCTTCTATACTAAATGGAGTTATTACTATGGAACCTTTCTCGTTATAGATCTTATCAAACGCATCAACAATTGCGTTTTGGATTGGTCTTATAACGGTTCTATTATAAAGTTTAAATGCAGAAGCATACTCTTGTTCATTGAATCCGGTTGTCTGATTGGGGAAACCGAATAGGTTTGGAGTAGCTCTGAATGCAGTAAATATCTGTTCTCTAGCTCTCTCAGAAAGTGCCTTATACTTATCATCGAAATCATCACCGTTGAGTCTTTCTACTTTAGTAGCATTCTCTTCGGAATCATTAAAGGATAAGAGGATTCTTCCAGCATTCTGATAGCCACTGAACTTCTCAGTAACATCTCTTTCAATCTCTTTCTTCTGTTCCTCGTTAGGCTGTCCGTTATTGAAATTGATGATGAGGTTAGATGCAAATCCGTTATTAATGTTGTTTAAATGGAATTCGTTGATTGCCTTTTCAAGTTCACAAGCAACTAAAGCAGCACCATATAAAGGAGTTGGATAAACACCTCTGGTAATTGAACCCTTGTAATAGAAGATGCTAGTTGGATTAGTATCATTAACTCCAAACTTAGGATATACAAGACTCTTAGCACCCCATTTAGACCAATCATCACAGTAGTAGAAGAGTTCATTCTTTTCATCACTTCTAACCTTCATAAAGTCTAGAGCATAAACTTCTGCTACTTCCCCAGCCATATTGCGGATTATCTGTAGAGCAAACCCACCAAAGATGAAATTGTCTACAGCGATCTTTCTAACAACATCAAGAACGGTCTCCCCTTTCTTGTTAACAATCGTATTTCCGTCCTTTAGCTTAACGTCATTTCCACAAACAAAGTCTACAGAGCCATTAATGATAGACTGCAGAGTAGCTACTTTGTTGTATGTGTTTCAGAGGTAGTTGGGGAATAGATTATCCTTCCCGTAGTTCACATAAGACTTACCTCTAGCCTTTTCCTCTGAGTATTCCGGTATATTACTTACTAATACCGGATCTATAGCCGATAGTTGAATTAACTTACTTTCCATACTGCAAATAACTTTGTTCCTTATCGTAATGTAGGTGACACTTAGTATCACCGATTCTTAACACACCAAATGTTTCAACTATTGTATCACCACCAATCAGATAGCTCTCTCATAAATCATTGATGTTAATCTCTATTTCCAACTGATTTGGATTCTCAATTAGCAAGTATTCATACTCACCCTCATCCATTCCTTCCTCCAGAGCAATATCAAACTTATGATAGATTGACTGTGGGGTTAAATCTTCTAGTATTCAGCTATATGCTTGCTTACTAGTTGTGTTTTGAATTAAAAAAGTATAAATCATATTTTGTATTAGTTTTTACAAGGTTTCACATAACTTTCGCACTAAAATATAAAAACCTTGTAAATAGTAAGAAAACAAAAAAGAGAGCCTTAAAGACTCTCTTTTTGAATTATATTGTCACAACAGTTCAGTTAATAGGTATTCCCGAAGTTGTTCTGGCTCATATATTTGTATTAGCTTTTGTAAACGTTCCGTTTGCATTAACACCTTGCATCCATTCATAGGTGCATCTTGTGCCGTTAAACGCAGTTGCTAAACACTTAACGCTGTTTAGATTTGTACAATTCTTGAACATCTGGGCATAACAGCCAGTAACCAAATTAGGAGCATTTAGATCCGGTGCTTTAGTTAAACGAATACAGCCTTGGAACATTAGATTATAACAGTTCTCAGCCAACACCGTAGCCGGTAACACTGGTGCAGATGTTAGTCTACCACAATTAGAGAACATTGCTTCGTAGCAATGAGGTGCTAGTGTAGTTGCTGGCAAGGTAGATTGTGGTGTTGTTAACAGTGAACAACCATCAAACATACTATAGTAGCAATATGGTGCTAAAGTAGTTGCTGGTAATTCAGGAACAATCGTTAATCTACTGCAATCACTAAACATAGCCGAGTAACAATGATCTGCTAATTGAGTAGAAGGTAACGAAGGTGCTTTGGTTAGACCGGTGTTATTAAACATTCCGTCATAGCAATAAGGTGTCATTACAGTAGCTGGTAAAGTCGGAGCTTCCGTTAGATTTACGCAATTAAAGAACAAATCCTTATAGCAACCATCTATCGTATTGCTTGGAAGTGCTAACTGAGATGCATCAACAAGTCCTTCACAACCCCAGAATAAATGAGCAAACGCATATGTGTTACTTGATGTTAAAGTAGTTCCGTAATAATCGTTGCCGTTTATTAAGCTCATAATATTACCATAGACCTTAAATCTAAGATGATCGTCAGAAGTAAAGCAATTATAGAACTGGACATTCGGCCCAGCATACTTTTGATTTATTCCTCTTACAAGAACCTTATCCCCTGCTTGAAGATCTGCTATCTTAGTTCCTATGATTTCACCTATACTGTCTTCTGAAGATGTTACTGTTCGCCAAGTAGATCCCCCATTTAAGCTAACTTCAATTGCTCTTGCAGAAGTTTGTCTACTGGCTCTAAATCCAAGAACACCCGGTTGTAATGCTTCTATTGTCAAGTAATTGCCATAAATATCTCTTTGATTTATGTGGATTTCCTTTGTAATAGAACCGTTTGTAACAGTAATTACCCCACTTCTTGGAGTCTCACTAGGATCAACAGTAACTATAATTGTAGAAAGTCCAGAGTTACCAGATTCATTGTCAATTGTAACCCAATCAGGATGATTAACTATGTGCCAATCATCTGAGGAATAAATAGCTACCGGATAATCACCACCTTCTGGAGATGCTTCAATATCTTCAACAGAAAGCATTATTTCTCTTGGGCCACATTCTACGTTAACAATAATTCTGTCATATCCATTTTCGTTTGTATATATACCATTAGATGTTATGATAATTGAAGATAGTTTTGCTTTTTGATCGTTTTCACCATCTTCATATCCTTCGTTATATGGTGTGACGGTATCAACATTAACTACAACTGGAGAATAACCGTCTTCATTAGAATAAGTTCCGTTATCTGTTATGTTTATTGGGGTAACTTTTGATTTTTGCTCTTCAATACCGTCTTGTCTTCCTTGCTCATAATCACCGGTTCCTGATACAGAAACCACAACCTCATTATACCCATCTTCTCTTCTATATGTACCGTTATTGGTAACAGTTAAACTTGTTAGTTTTGCCTTTTGTTCAGCAGCACCATCTTCTTTACCGTTGTTATACGGTGTTACTGTATCTACATCAACTTGTACAGAATTCCATCCGTCCTCTCTTTCATACAAACCATTCTCAGTAAACGTAGTAGAAGTAAGCTTCGCTTTTTGATCCTCAACACCTTCATCATAACGATCATCGCACCCAGAATCAACGTTTACAATCACTTCTGAGAATCCATCATATCCACTAGGAGGATCAATCTTATGTTCTCCACTTCCAGTTACTGTAACTGTAGATGAGGTTAAGTTACATTCCTTACAACCAACATCTACAGTTACGTTAACTGAGGAAAATCCATCAAATCCAGAAGGAGGGATAACAGAATACTGACCGTTCTCTGTATATTCTAAATCCAGTGGCATTAAATCCCATCCACCTTCTCCATCCATCTTTTTATGGATGATGTAGAATATTTGATTGTTAGTAGTATTCTTTAGTAAAATCATATTGTTTTAGTATTAAGCGGAAGAAACTACAGACCAACGTTTAGCAGTAGCAATTGCGATATCAGAAGCATCAAGTAAAGCGTAAACGGTTGAATGAAGTATAATTTTAGAATTGTTACAGTTAACATCGTCTGGAGCAGATATCGTATTGAATATATTTAACACAGATTGTTTTGTTAGATTTGGTGAACCAGCAAGATTTAAAGTGTGTCCGTCTGCATTACTACCAGTAAACGCTTTACCTAAGTTTTGGAAGCCTGCAACTGTTGTCAAAGCAGTATTATTTGTAAACATATTGGTTACGGTAGTAGCAGATTTCATATCCATTAGCGGAACGGTTGTGATGGCTGAATCTGATCACACAAATTGGGCAAAATTTTGTCCTTTACCGTAATCTAGTGCTGGAACAGCTGTTAAATTGGTACACTGAGAAAACATTAAGCGAAAATCTGTTACATTTTCTGTATTGAATACAGGACAGGTGGTCATTCCGTTAGCCTGGAACATAGAAGCACAATTAGTTAATGCACTAGAAGTTGTAATGCTAGTAAACGTTCTGTTGTCATAAGCTCTGTTAGGAGTCTTACCACTCACATCAAACGCATTAGCTAGAGTTGTTGCAGAAGGGAACGATAGTGCTGGATAGTTAGTAACTTCAAAATTGTTTTTGAATATACTGCTACAGTTCTGAGCGGATGTGAAAGATGTAGGGAAACCAGAAGTGAGACTTCTGCAATCTTCATACATACTTTGAACGTTTGTTGCCGCACTAGCATCTATTGTTGGTGATTTATGTAACGAGTAACAGCGGTAGAAACACTGATAGAGATCTGTTGGTGCACTGCCATTAAACATACTGAAAGAACGAATATTACTTAAACCTTCGTCGTACATAAAGAATTGTCTACCAGTATTATTAGCAGATACTATATCTCCTGCTAATAAAGCACTTTCAAAGCTTGCCATCTGTGTGTATTTACCGCTTGGTGCAAGTATCAGTTCGCCGTAAGTATATCCCGTATTACCAATCTCTCCAGTTGACCCAGCACTCTCACCATTGTCTAATTGACTCTTGGCTTCTAAAATAACTGGCATTTGCTCGTTGATAAAGCTTAGATCGTTACAATTAAAGCCAGCGGATGCCCAATCAACACAACCACCAGAAGGCACATTAACAGTAATCTCAACACCATCAAAAGCATCATAAGAACTGCCTTGATAATCAGAAGGATCGTATGTGTAGGTTCCATTAGTTGTTATAGTGTCTTGTAAATAGGCAGTATAGCATTCACCACCGGGTTCTGGACATTCTGCTTGTCCTTGAGCATAACCATCGGAATAACCAGCATCATAACCCAAATCACTGCCAGTAACACCAAGAATCGTTACACCATCAAGAATGTTTTCAGCAACAATGTTAGCATCAATAGCAGCAGTTACTGCAGTAACGTTGATCCGCGAATATCCATCAATACCAGCTGGTGGAGTAATTGTTTGTGCAGATGTTGCTGGAACTACGTTTGCATTTGCTAGTGCCGGCTGTGGATCGTAAGAACCAGTTACTCCAAGAATTGTTACGTCTTTTTTGATATTTCCAGCAGAAATGTTGTTATCTATAGAAGATGTAACTGCATTAACCGTAACGGTTCCTAAACCAGTGTAACCTTGATCAGCAGAAACACTCTGTTGAGAAGTAGAAGGAGAAACTGTTTTATTCTGGTTGTTGATTGCAGAACCACTGTAATTACCAGTAACTCCTAAGATGGTAATGCCGTTCTTGATGTTATTAGAAAGAATGTTTGGATCAATGTTGGAATCAACAGCAAGAACGTTTACTTGGTCAAATCCATCATATCCTTGAGGTGGTGTAATTGTTTGTAAAGATGTTGTTGGAACTACAGATGTTGTTCCAAGCACTGGATCAACATCAACTGTAACAGTAACTTCACCTAAACCACTATAACCACTGTCAGCTGAAATAGTAGACTCACCATTACTAGAAATAGTAACCGACTTATTCTGATTGTTAACATCGGAAGGGACGTTAACAGTCACATCTATACTAGAGAATCCGTCTACACCTTGTTCTGGGGTTACGGTATATTCTCCGTTCTGTGTATAATTTAATTCTTTACTCTCTAATACTGGCTCTGGGCAAGGAGGACAATCACCGCCAAGATTCTGAATAGCTTTAGAAGTAGTATTGAGAGTAGATTTTGGAGTTTTAAAAACTATTGCCATAAATTCTCTTATTTATATGAAAAGAGTCTGGGCTGAGACTAGCCCAACTCAGACTCTTTAGGTTAATTATATGTTGTATAATTATTAGGAATTGTAATCA